TCAGTAACATAACTATGTTGTTCGTGGAAAATACCAGGTGTTACGATCAAATTGATGTCAAATTCATCAGCATTTCCAAGAGCGCCTACACATTGTTTGTAAGCGATTGAACCTGCACTATTGATATTTGTACAATTCAAACCTTGAGTATTACCTGCGATAATATCAGATCCAACATTAATTGGAATTGCTGGAGATTGTCCATCAAATCCACCTTGGAAACCTACTACGAACTTACGCATCTTAACATATGTAGCTTCGTTAGTTGCATCATATGTTGATGGGATACTACCACTCAATGAAGCAGCAAGTAATGAACCAGTTCCCATGTAAGTTGAACTTGTTGATTCCAAATCAAATGCGATATTGTATCCTACAGTAGCACCAAATGGTAGAGGAGCAAAATATTGTTCAGTATCAATCTTTACACCAGCATTTACTGAACTTGTTGGATATAGAGCAGTCAATTCTGCATCAGCACCAAGTGGAATATCACTCATTACTGTACCGGATGGATATTTACCAGGAGCCAATCCATAAATACTTGCTTTACTGTATTGTACTACTGAAACATAATTTCCGATTGTACCTCCAAGTGGAGTAACATAAGCTTCGTTACCATATGGAACTGAAGATACTGGATATGGAACAGTATTCATTTCAATTCTGATATACTTACTCAAGTTTGTATAAGTACCGAATTCAATGATCTTACCAGCATAAGTAATGAAATTGTATCTATCACCAATTCTACGAGCAACAAAGTTTGAAGAATTTGGATCTAGATTCAAGTTTTGGAAGATTTCCAAATACTTAGGCTTCTTATCAGTATCACTATAAGCTCTTACTGCGAGTGTGAATGAACCCCAGTCACTTCCGGCGACTGTACCAGCCAATTTAACATTGCTGATTTCAATCTTATATTGTTTATTTGTATTTGTACCATCACTTAAAGTGTGTGCTTTAAACAATTGATATTTTGTTACTGAACCTGGATTTGCATTACCACTCCAAGGAGCAATTCCTTGTGAAAGAATCCAAGGTGTTGATGCGTTTGTTAATCCATATTGAGAATCACCTGCATTCAAGTTTGTTGAATATTGATCGGTAAACTTCAATACTTCTCCAGTTGCGAATGAACTAGATGGTAGATATGCACCATATATTTTCCAACCAGGATTTCCAGTATTCAATTCATCATTTATTTTTTGAATTGAATCTTCAAATGTTTTGTACAAATATGCTGCTTCAATCTTGGCACCAGCGACTTGATCGTCTTGATTACCTACTGTTGCATTATTTCCAAATACATTTGTAATGTAATTTGAATCTGCTGGATTCAATGAGAAATCATAGTATCCAATCAAAGATGCATTTTGAGTTAATACCAATTGGAAATCACTCAATGATGTTGGATTTGTAGAACCACTATAAGGAGAAGCAGTTGTTGGTTTTTGAATCAATGATGAACCACTAAAGCCTGGAGCATTGAAACTACTATCCAATGTACCATATTGAGTATTTGCTAATACTGCTAATACTCTTGGTTTATTAGTTACTGCGGTTGGATTACATGGATCTGCTGGTGTAGTCCAGTTGGCATTAAATTCTCCTGAAATCTTACCAAATGAACCACTAATTACACCCTTAAGATAAATTTGTGCTCCACATCCAGTTGAAGATCTTAAAGCATAAATACTACCACTTACTAGTGTAATATTTGTTCCTGACAAATTTCCATCGGAATTTACGATTGTTACACTATTTCCAAGTGATCCTGAGAAATTTGAAGTGGTTGATGTAGATTCTGCTATTGATTGTAACAATTTATCATTGTTTGTATAATAACTACTTCCTTGGTAGGATGATGTTACATGTACACTAGCAAAAGTAAGATCCGATACTGTAAAACTATAAGTTTGATCGCTGTTATATAAACTTCCATTAGGTGAAATAACACTTAATGCGGTATTATCTGCAGCAGTAGAATTAAATTTTGCAGTAAATGTAGCACCAGATACAAATGATAGTGTAGGAAGTGGTGATACCTGTGATCCTGTAACTGTTAATGTTGATCCTGTTGCATATGGTGCAATGAATGCGACATCGCTAAATGCAAAAAATGTTATTTCTCCGGAAGAAATTGAATAACTATTAGTTATTGGTGATAAATCAACTGATGCAGATACTGTCGGATTAATTGTCATAGATGCACTTAAAGATCCAACGGCAGTTGGAAGTCTATAAATGTTTCTAATAACACTCAATGTGGTGTCCAATGAATATGGATATACATTTAAACTAGCCAAATTGTTAGTAATAACTTTTACTACCTGATTATTACTTACAGCAGTAACCAAACTAGCTGTTTGTGCTGGTGAAAATGCAATTGATCCTGTTAGTGTATTTATTTCTGCTAAAGTTGCTTTAGACGAACTAAATGAAACTCCACTAAATGAATTGAGTGCAATAATACTTCCTGAAATATATGTAAATGTACTATTAATATTAGCAGTGTCATATGATACATATGATGATCCGCTGTTTAATGCACCAGCAGAACCGCTTCTTGGCCATGTACCTGGTTGTGCCCAGATCACAAATGGATTAATTTGTCTATATCCAGTCAATGCACCCACACGACAAACAGTTACGAATCCTTTTTCATTCAAGTATTCTTTTGCGGTGTATGGACCATAGTAAACACCATCAGCAACACCGAACTTTTCTTCAAGATCGGCAGTGTTAGTGATTAATGTTGGTGCGAATCCAGGACCCTTTGGGAATGGAGCAAGTACTACTGCTCCAATTTCAGCAACACCTTGTGCTACTCCGCTTAGGTCATTTTCTCTTGTAAATACTCCTGGACTGACCAGACGGTCAACAGGACTAAATTTTCCTCCTTCAGTTATTGGCATATGTTAAATTCCTTTCAAATGTAGAAATTTTGATAAAAAAATCTAAATATAAATATTCTCAAAAAATTCAAGATGTTAATATTTATAAACAATTTTAAAATTATTGATATAGAGGAAAAAATCGTCTGCCACTTCCTTCAACATATACAGGTGCCCATCCCCAAAATGTTTTACTTCCAATTCCACTTAAGTCTTGACTTGTACCACCACCATTAATTGTAAATATATAAGCATTTGGATCTGTTAATCCACCTCCTCCAATACCATAATCACCCTCACCTATTAAATAAAGATTTGGTATTATCGTTTTATTTTCTAATCCCGGTGTTTTTAAATCCGATACGAATGCACTATATTTCTTTTCTGGATATAATGAGGATGTATTATTATAATAAATGAATGATAAAATCATTTCTTGTGCAGGAACCAATGTAATAGATCCAGATTCTTCTATTGATCCGCTACCAGGTCCATCAAATCCAGCCACTCCTGCCCATTGAATCAATTCATATGGATAAAAATTAATTGTAGTATTATTACTTCCAGATGATACTAATCTAATACTAAAAGATCCAGAATCAGTTGATGAACTGATATGTACATTCAAATTATTAAGTGTATGTAAATGCCAAAAAGAATAATCTGAAGAACATGTAATTGATGATGTTGATCCGCTAAAATATGAAGAAGTAAATGAAAATTCACCTTGACCTGCTGGACCAGATGGTGATGGTACCCAAACTGTGTCAAAATCTGTAGGACTATTTTTTGCTAGTATATAAGATGATGCTCCACCAGTTGGTATTCCATTATTAGCATAACTAGCACTTAATGCGTAACTAGCACTCAGTGCATAACTGGAACTCACCGTATAACTAGCAGTAATTGCTCTTGATGCAGTTACTGCCCAAGAAGCGGTTCCGTATAAACTAGATGTAACATTATATGCATATAAAGATCCCGTAATTATTATAGAACCTGTAACATATCCACTTCCAGTAAATGGAAATCCATTTCCAGAACCACCAGCACTCGCACTAATAGTTACTATCGGACCAGATCCACTTACTATAGTTATTCCTGGTCCACCAATTATAGAAGTAATATTACCACCACCACTTCCAGATATAATACTGCCTGATGCAACCGCACTAGAAGTCATTACACACACCTGTTTAGAATTATCATCCCAAGTTAAGAAATATTTAAATGGTGCAGGTGTATCACTCTTACAAGGATTTTTCCAAAAAATACTACTAGTAACATTTAAAATATCTACACTTACTACAGCACTACTTCCAATATCTGGAGGCGCACTACTACCAGATGGGTCAAAAACTTGAACAGTTCTTAAATTTGTATAGGAAAGATTTGAATTGACATCATATAATTCAGATTTTATTTCAAATACTTCATTCGCTACATTTACTGGGAACGGAACTTTTACATAATACGAATTTCCAGTATAACCATACAATTCGGATACCTTTATTGACAAATCCGAAACAATTATTTGTTTGACATTTTCAGGATAAACAACTAAAGTTCCATAAAGATCTTCAGGAAATTTAAATTCAAAATTTTGTTTTTGATCAAAATATTTACCAGTTGTACTTCCACTATAAGCAAATTCTGCAATTAATACACCACGATTTACATCATATCCTATATTTTTATTTACACTTGGTAATGAACTTGTAATATAAAATTTTAATTTAGCCGTCGCAGATGAATCTTTTTCTATTACAGATGTTCTGAATGAAAACACATAATCTGTATCTTTATAAAAAGTCAAAAAGTTACTATCAAAATTGGATCCTGATTGTGCTGATTGTTCAGTTGCATTATAAGGTAAATAAGAAACATTTCTGTTTGTAAATGATGTGTTTGCTTTTACAATTGCATATGTACCATTTAGATTACTACCGGATATTTTTAAACCGTTTACAAAAGTTTGATTATCATATTTAAGACTTAAATCATTTGAACTCGTAAACCAGAAGTTATTAATATGAAATTGAGTAAAAAATACACCTAACCGTTCAAATGCTTTGTTTGGAGTAACAGTATCTCTTAATATTTCAGTATCGCCAAATGTTTCATCAATTACTGATTCAAAATCACCAAGAGTTCTTAAACTTTTTCTATAAACTTTATGTTTAGCAGGCTTTCCAGTAAATGTATTAATGTTTTTATAAATTATATTCGCATAAGAAAATTTCTTATATTGTTTTGCACCACTTAATCCTAATGATTCTTGTAAATAACTTGATGATAAAAATAAATTAGAATTATATGTAATATCATTATAAATAACTTTATAATTTCCACTTGTAATTGTAGCAACTTTATTGTTATACGTAAATGGAGTATCTAAAATTAATGTAGTGGCATTTAATACATCTTTGATTAAAAAAGAAGATGTGGTGTTGACACTAATTTCATTAAAACTAGCATAATCTCTAATTTTATTGACATATAATTGTACTTGGAAATTTTTTAAACTTGAACTGAAGTTGGCAGAACTATCTATTATTCTATAATCAACTAAATTTTTTCTATATCCAAACTTTTGAATATCAAAATCCGCTTTAGGTTGTACTGCAGTTGATAGAAAACTGCCTGTAACTGTTTTTGGATTGTTTTCTACGGATGATGATACTGCATAAGATAATATTGGTTCAACTTCAATTAATGGTTGATTATAAAATCTTATTTTTGAATCTGTAATTTTATTGACATTTATATTTATATTTGCAGACCATCTTACTGTTTTGTTATCTACAGTTGTAGAAACTAAGATTATCTTTCCAGAACCAATTGAATTTTGTTCATAAACATAAATTGATAGTACTATAATTCTTTTCTTGGTTAATTGATCGGTACTAATAGCTTTTTCTATAAAAAGAGGTACGCCATTACCATCAAATGCTTCAGTAAGTATTTCAGCACCAATTTTAAGTTTGTCACTTCCATTGATTACCAACGCATTTTTCCCCACAGAGAATTCTGGTGAAAACTCTGTGAGGTTAAAATATTCAGATAAGTATGTCTTATCTTCTATATTAACGGTTTGACTTGATAAACCTAAAATTTGACCTGTCTTTATGCTGGGCATATATACTATAAATATATATACCCATCAATTATACATAATTAACTTTAGAGAACCCGTTTTCTTTCTTAATTTCAAGTCTATTGTCAACCATATCTCTCATACTGTCCAAATGACTAATAATCCACACGAAATCAAAATTAGTCTTTAAGAAAGCAAATAAAGCACCCATAGATGACAAGTTATCGGCATCTGCACATCCAAATCCTTCATCTATAGCTATAAAATTGGGTCTTGGTAGATTGCTGATGTTAATTAACGCTACTCTCATAGCCAATGAACTAACAAATCGTTCCATACCACTAGCCAATTCTTCCATACCACTAGCCAATTCTAGTGGCCAGCGTTTATCTTCATAATTAATATGTGTAGTTACATTTTTACCATCAGTCTGTAAGATTACCGTAAATTCAACTATCTGGTTTAATATGTTATTAACTTCCTTTTCAATTGTTGGAAGAGCCTGACTAATCAATTCATATGGAATACCATCTCTAGAGATAGCATTTGTATATAATTGATATGCTTCATATTCAACTTCAAGTACCTTTACATCTTCAATTGACTTTTGAATTGTTTTTCTTTGTTCTTCTAATCCAGAAATCTTGGTATTATAACTAATAATGTTATTGTTCACATTCTTAATTTCAAAATCAATTGTTTTGATATTAGACTTAATTACATCAATTGTTTCTTTAATTGTCTTATTGAATTCAATCGCATCCTTGTTATTATAATATTCTTCAATCTGATTTTCAATATTAATAAGACTGTTCTGATCAGAACTAATCTTATTTGATATTTTTAAAATTTCATTGTTTAATTTATTAATCTTGGATTGTGTTTCAACATGCAATTTATGCGTGTCATTATACTTTTTCCAATCATCTTTTATATAAGACAATTCATTTACTTTATTTTTAAGATTTGTATATTCCCCAACAAGATTTTGAGCTTCAACTTTGTCCGATTCAAGTTCTTCTCTTGTTTTAATTGCATCTTTAACGAATACATTGGTTGTACAAAAAGTACAATTTGGATCATACTTATGTTCTTCCAACTTCTTTAGTTTTTGTAATTTAGATGTAACAACAATCTTCTTCTTTTCAATACCTTGTTCTTTTTGACTCAATGAACTTTCTAATTCCTTAAGTGAATCATACTTAGTTGTAATATCTTCAATATCATAATTCTTTATGATTTCATCGTATTCCTTAAATGTAGATTCAATAGATGATAATTGATTTTTATAAGAATCTAAACTAGATGATTGTATTGATATAGAATTACTCAATAAAACTTTCTTTGATTCAAGAGATACAATATCAACAATGTTACCATTAACATTGATAATTTTCTTTGTTTCTTCCAAAAGTCTTTCATTTTCAGATTCTCTTTTATCTGTTAGTTTTTCTAAATTAACATTTTCATTTCTTAACGAACCAGAAAAGTTCTCAATGTCAGAATTTAAATTCAATAACTTTTGAGTGTAATCAGTATTCTTAAAGTTCTTCAATAATGAATTGATTTCTTTGGTTTTATCAGACGCATCATTATATAAACTATCAAATACGGTAAGTCCCATAAATTGAGCCAACAAATCTTTTCTTTCTGTTTGACCCATATCTACAAATGAACCTACTTTGTTATTCTGAATACTCAATACAGTTAAAATAAAGTCATCATAAGTACCAACATAATCACGAATGATGTCATTAGTACTTCTACGAGCTTCTCCATTAAGTTCAACTACTTTACCACCCTCTTCTTTCCAGAACTTAACATCTACTTTAACATTACCTTTCTTATCTGCATTACCTTTTCTTTCAATAAAGAAATCTACACCATTAACTTCAAAATTAAACTTACAACGGAATGACATCTTTTGTGTATTAAGAATATGAGATGCCTTAAATGCTCTATCACATTTATCAAAAATACAAAAAGATAAAGCAGACAATATACTTGATTTACCAGATGCGTTATTAGCAAATAGTCCAACTACATTATGCATTTTGGTAAAGTCAATGACATTTTCTTCACCATAACTAAACATATTATCAAATTCAAACTTCTTTGGTTTCCATCTGATATTTCTTACAACAGATTCTTTTTCCAAAGTTGCATTTAAATCCTTATTGATTTTATAAATCTTATCAAGTGTATCTTTTGAAGGATTAAAATTCTTATTGTTAAGATATTCTGTAATTAATTTATTTTGATAATCAACATCTGATACATCACTCAAATTAAAATTAGTATTATCAATGATATTGCTAGATGATGAATTTGGTGAATCTACACGAACATAAGTCACTTCTGTAACATCAGATTTTTCTCTAATTGTTGACAATACAGATTTAACTTCAGTCGCAACACTTTCAAAGCATTTCAATCTCAATCTTGCCTTTTTAGGCATATCAGAAATGTCAGTAAGCAATTTTCCTTTGCTTATTTCAACTGTATAAAAACCATAATCATTTGGAATTTCAAAGTGTTTGAATACTTTGGTTTTTAAATCCCAGAATACAAATCCATGTCCTTTTAGTTCTTCTCCATGATTCTGTTGAATCAATGAACCTACATAGACAATGATTGGATCAGATTGGCTTAAAACTTGATGTCTGTGAATATCACCCAACAATACAATATCATGACCGTCAAAAATTTCATTTGTAATGGTTCTACTCGCAACTTTATATCCTACATCAGTAATTGCATTATTTACTGGTCCATGAAATAGAGCAATCTTGTAACGGGTTTCATTTAGATAAATCTTTGGAATATCCTTGAACTTGATATACTTATCTGGTTCATCAAATACGCTATAATGATTAAATAAAATATCTCCAAGAATATAAAGACCTGAATCTTTTAGATAAAATAGATTTGTATGATTAATTGCATCAACAATAGGACTTAGACTGTCCAATCTATTTTTATTAGCCAAAGTAGCATCATGATTACCAGCGATTAATACGGTTGGTCTTCTGTCAGCAAGATTTTGTAGAAACTCAGTAGTGATCTTTACACATTCCGGTGAAAGATCGCTCTTAGAATGTAAAACATCTCCTAAAACAGCAACTACAGTTTCTGCGGGTGTCCTTTCTACTGCTTTATACAATCTTTCAAATACTTGATTGTATTCATCGTGTCTTTTTGTAAGACGCAAATGAATATCAGCAATATGAAACACATTCTTGAACTCTTTTATATCTGATTTAAGATATTTTACCATATTATATTCTTAGTTTTAACTTAAACAACTTTTCGAAATCCATAGTATCACAACTATCTATCATTTGCCAAGTTTTTTCAAAACCTATTACACTTGGATCTTTACCATCTAACATTACTAGTTTTGTTGGAATACTATTTTTAATTAGAAATTCACATATTTTGATGGAATCTTTTATCGCATCATTGTCTAATAAAATATGTACCATCGGAACATCGTTTTCTAATAATTTTATTTTTAACTGTTTACTCATCGTCTTTCCAAACAGCGGTATACAATTATTTTTAACCGCAATCGCATCAAATGGTCCCTCAACCAAAGTAATTGGTTGTTCAAAGTTAATAAACAATTCAAACCCAATTATATTCTTTGATGATGAACAACTAACATATTTTAATCCTTTGGTTTCAAAAAAACTTCTAGCAGTGTAAAAATTTAATATACCATTACAGTCGTATGATGGTATTACCACTCTGTTTTTCAAATCACCTTCAGTACAATACCCAATATTATATCTTACTATATCATTTTTGGTAATATTTCTGGATTTAAGATATTTTACTGCATGTTTATATTCCAATTCGTTTATTGGTTCACTTATAGGTTTAAATTCTTTGGGTAATCTTACCAATTTTTGTTCTTCTGGTTCATCTTCAAATGAAATAACAAAATCGGCAATCGGCTTTTTGGAAAACGATTTCTGACTTAATCCGATACATGTGTAATATTCACTGGGTGCATTTAGTTTCTTAAATAAAGTCTTGAAACTTGTTCCACTGAATCCACATACCCAACAATTATATTTTCCTGTATGTAAATTGATTTCCAGTTTTCTTTTATAATGTTTACAAGAAGGACAATGATAAACTGCATCAGTTCCCTTACGAATCTTGGGAGTCTGATTCAACA